CCATCACTAGAATATGCAATAGTTGGAGTTGTTATTGTTCGAACATTTGTTGATACTCTTACGTTAGACAAATACCCACTAAAATAAATAGAAGAAGCGTTAGTTGATGCTCTACCAATTAAAGACGCCGTATTTTGTCCACCAGCAGCAATACCAAACCATGTGCCAGTTCCAGAAGAACTACCATTTATATATAAAGTAACAACGCCGCCAGATATTGTGCAAGCTACATACGTCCATGTATTTAAAGAAACAGTACCACTGCTAGTTACGGTTCTCTGCGTTCCATCAAAATGCGTTAAAACAAGATTACCAGAACCATTGATACCAAAGTTCATGTAAACATCACCCTTACCTATAATACATTCGCTATAGTAAGTTTGTGATGGACTACCATAAGCAGTCGTATATACCCACGCTTCAATAGTTGCTGTTTGAGTTGATGCGTTTGCTGTTGTGTAATTAAAAAGAGAAGTTCCTGCGCTTATATAATCTGTACTTCCATTAAAATTATTACCCCACCCCGTTTGACTAAACGGCGTAAATGTTCCTTGCGTAGTATTACCGTTACGAGTAATCGTAAAGTTGTTACTAGACGAATCTAAAAACGTATTATTTTGTGCGCCATTAGTGCTGCTAGTGTTTAATAGCAGCGTGACTAAATTGTAATAAGCATCAGTTGCCGTTGCAGCAGCAGACTTTAACGATCCTATTAAACTCTGAATAATTCCGCTCATTAGGTCAACCCATTACCTGAAATAATCCACGTTGTAGAAGTCAGTTTTACCGCAGTTGCCATACCATACTGAGCTAATGAACGACTGCCAGTTGTACCAGTTCCAGCCAAATACATAGTATCGCTAGTGATCGCAATCGTTACTACTTGGCTAGTCATGTTTATAAACGTTATAGCCGTTCCAAGTGCATACGCTACGTTAGCATTAGAATCAATCGTAAATGTTCGAGCATTCGCATCTGTTGATGGATGGAGTATCGTTTTACCAGAATCAGCTAGTACAGTTGTATAAGCCGCAGATTGACTGTTAATCGGAACATTTTTAAAACCTACTGAGTTGGTTCCATCAGCAGTACAGTTTGATAACGTGCCTGATGTCGGAGTACCTAATACTGGAGTTACTAACGTTGGAGACGTAGCAAATACTAAGTTACCCGAACCAGTTTCATCAGTAACCGCAGACGCTAAGTTTGCTGCTGAAGGAGTAGCCAAGAATGTAGCTACATTGCTACCTAGACCACTAACACCAGTTGATATTGGCAAGCCTGTAGCGTTAGTCAACGTACCAGAACTAGGCGTACCCAATGCTCCACCTGGAGCTAAGTAGTCTGTGCCAGCAGTTGCAGCACTAAATGCAGATGTTCCATTACCTTTCAACACACCTGTCAAGGTTGTGGCACCTGAACCGCCGTTGCCAACTGGCAACGTGCCAACAACTTGAGTGGCAAGATTAACAAAACCTGCAACAGTCTTTAACTGACCGTTTGTGTCAAATGCCCCGTCAGTTGTCCATGTATCGCCAACTGCTAACGTTACTTTAGCTAATGTGCGTTGCGTTGCATTGTTGTCGTACTTAATGAATACCGTAACCGCTGCGGTGTCACCGTTATAGATCGTAATGTCTTTAATCACCCGACGGTTCGTCCCTGTAGGAGCTGGAACGGCAGTGACATCTGTTGAGCCATTCAATGCGCCATCGGTTGCGCCTTCAGTGATACCCGTTCCTGAATTATCAGCATACGTTGTAACGAATGTCGGGTTGGTTGTGGCCGCCGATGTGGACATAGCAATCTGAATGCTGATTGCTGTTCCGTCTAAAACTAAAGTCTTCATTTTTACCTCTTAGGATAAGAACCAGGCGTATGCTCCACCGTCACCAGTACCGCCACCACCGCCAGACGCCGCGATTGTAATCGCGCCCGCAGCATTTGTAATCGTTATGTTGGAGCCTGCCGTCAATGTTGCTTTGGTTAAGGTATTACCTGTTGAGTTACCAATCAACAATTGACCGTCGGTAAACGTGGTTTGACCTGTACCGCCATTAACAACTGGCAGAGTGCCTGTCACGCCGGTAGACAAAGGAAGACCAGTTGCATTAGTTAATGTGCCGCTGCTTGGTGTACCTAAAGCGCCGCCTGGCGCAACATAATCAGTGCCAGCCGTAGCGTTAGCCAAAGCTCCACCGGAGTTAGCTTTTAGTAGCGCGGTGCCACTAGGGGGAGCCAAATAATCAGTTCCAGCCGTGGCGGCAGACGCCACCCCCGACGTTGCTTTAACAAGTCCTGTTAATGTAGCGCGCTTGATTAACTTGCCAGTAGTGCTGTTAAACAGCGCAATTTCTGAATCAACCGATGATGACGGGCCAACGACATCACCAGACCCTGACGGTGTACCCCACGATGCATTGGTTCCGTCAGTCGTTAGAAACTTACCGCTATTGCCAGTTTGATCCGGCAAACTTGCGCCGCCGCCTCCACCACCATTCGCGCCTTGGTTGATGATGATCTTCAAACGGTCAGCGATATCCGGTGGCAACACCTCGCCAGCGTTAATGCTTCGGCCATTGGATAGTTCAATGATTAGACTGTTGTCAAAGTCGAGATAAGCGTTTGTTACCGACACACCATCTTGACCTGCTACACCGTCTTCGCCCTTAGTACCGTCAACACCGTCACGACCGTCGCGGCCATCTTTACCTGCGACACCGTCACGGCCTGGCCTACCATCAACGCCAGGTGATCCGTCTTGACCATCTTTGATATTGGCGACACGATTTTCAATCGTCGCTGCAACATTCTCAAAACGGTTGTTAATGTCGTTTTCAATCTTCTTTAACGCAGCGACAACCGCTTGGACGTTCTCGCCAATCTTCTTTTTCTGTATTTCTTTGCTCTCACGAATCGATTGCTGAACAGACTCTAATACCTTGAGCTTGTCCTCATCGGTCATCTCATCCAAATTAGGAATTATGCTCATTTAAGTTCAGCCCCCAAGCTATCTAGAAAATCATTCTCTACTTTGCTCAGATTTTCCTGCTTGTTCATCATCTGCATTTCGACAATCTTGGATTTGTTCTTAATATCCGCTTCTTTCAGCATCAATTCAGCGACCTTGACACGCTTGTCAAACTCTTTAGACGCTAAATCAGCCTGATTAGGTAGGTTAGCCGTCAATCCTTGCTGAATCTTGGCTTGTACTTCCAAGGGTTTCAACTTAGTGTCGATCATTATCTTGGTGGCTTCAGCACGATTCTGTTCAGCTTGCGTCGTATTGACAGCAATCTGCGCTTGCGCTGCTTGCAAGGCCAATTGTTCCTGAACCATCTGCTTTTCTTGTGCCGCTGGGTCAACTTGACCCATCTGATCCAAGCGTTGCATCAATTCACCACGGTTCGACAACGAACTATTGGCAACAATGCCCTTCAAGATAATCGGCAGCACCGGAGTATCAGGGCCAAGGGTTTGCAACAGGCTAATAAACTGCGCTTGCTCGTACTCACGCGCAATAATTCCCAAGGTTGCTGTCGGTATGAACACCATATCGACCGACGGATAGCGCTCAGGGTCAAACTGCATAAAGCGGTACGCTGCTTTATTGATGAACGGAATCAAAAAGTCTTCTTGGAAGTTCACCAGCGTGCGTTTGTACTTCTTAATAATGGACGCCACAGCCATTGACATGCCAGTACCCGCCGCATCGCGCCCAACCGCAGACACCATGCCATTACTATCTAATGTGCCGGTCGCTTGCAAGAGCATTTGCTGGAATTTTTCAGCCGTTGTGATGCTTGAACCATCGGTTTGGCCAAACTTGAACGGATATAAAATCTCATTCGGGTTGCCGTTGGTGTAAATCGCCTTGCCAGGCTGAACCGTCAGCTTTGCGCCTCGCGGCAGTCGCGTTGCGTCCACGGCCATCATTGGTGAAGCTGTTAGTGCCAGTGAATCCAAGTGAGTACGCACTTGCGCATCAATGGATTTCTGCATGTTGTAGGCTTTTTCAATCGTCCCACGGCCTGGCAATCTATTCGGAACCGTATCAGCCTGATAGGTCAGTACAGGACGATCCTTCATCATGTACGGACTCTCTTCAGCCTTCAATAATAGGCCATCGTTCGCAATGACAATGATCGCCTCGACCATGTCTTGATAGTCTTCAGCCGCTGAATCGTCAGGGAACAGCTCGACGATGTCTTCGTTTTCAACTTTTTGCAGGTACTCGCGGGGGACTAGACCGTAGTAAGTCAAGAGCAGTACCTTTTCATCTTGGTACTGGCTAACTTCTTGGGTTGGCTCTAAGTCGGTGTCTTCGTAGGTAGGGGTGATGTTGACCTTGCGGTAGATACCGCGCTCGATACCACGCACCACCTTGTGAATCGATACGTACTTCTCAATGGCCACGCCCATGCAGTCGTCAACCGTTGTACCGTTTGGATCCCACAAGAAATTCTTCGGATTGACCGGCATCGGCTTGACCGATACCCGCGCCTTTTCCACCGTACCAATCGCCGCTTGTGACTGGCCTGGCATTGGCATCGTCGCAGGAGCTAATTCTTTCTCCATTGACGTCGTAATCTCGGCGATACCCGTGCCGTAAATCTCAGCCAACAGCACCACTTGGTCAACGTGCTTCCTCAACTTGTCGCGTTTGAAATCCTCCATCATCTGGAGTTTCAACATCTCGACATCCATCGGGTTGCCATCGACATCTTGCAAATCGTCTTTGATGTCAAAGAATTCGCCAGAACCAAAGATCGCCTCAATAATCTCAGCGTGTCGGGTTTCAACGGCTTGTTGCGTTGCAGGGGTGACGATGCGTGAACGCTCCGACTCTCTTGTCTTGTCTTCGGACGCCCATTGGCCACGGAAGATGCGCTCGTATTCTTCCCATTGCGGGAGGAAGTTAATATCGCGATACGTTCTCCACCTATTGCAGTGATCCACCACAAAACTGACTAACTCTTTGTCGTTTTCTGTGGGTTGATCGAATTCATTTTGATCCATTTATACACCCGAAATAATGTCCACCGGTTCCCAATCGTCGGATTCATCCTCTTGCATGTAGGATGTCACGGCCAATTGGTCTATATAGGACAAGGCGTCAGGCAAATCGTCGTGTACCCCCTGTGCAGGGAACATAAGAAGCTGATCTAGGAATATATCCCAATCCTCGTCTGAATTAAGCACAATCCTGCCATGCTCAAAACGCCCTTGGAGGCTCCAGATAATCCGGTCAGCCTTTTTCCGGTTGCCGTGCGTTAGGTCAACTATGTGCGAATATACATTATTCTTACGCATTAAGTCACTCAAATACGGCAAAACAGCGTTTTTTAATGCTCCGCGCTCAATTCCGATCGACAGCGGCCGATAGTCGCGCATGGCCATCAGTATCTTGGCCGCCGTCTCCCGAATGTCCCACCGGCCATGTTCTATCTTCTTAATCCACCATTTGCCCTCGTCAGTCACTTTAACGATCGCAATGGCTGTTTCATCTAACCGCTTCTTAGAATTGGCCGCTTGCTTGGCTACTTCTTCAAAGCCGGCTAAGTCCACCGCCACGAAGTAACTACCGTCTTTCGGCTCTTCTCCGTACTTGACCCAATCTTCCTTGAATATGTCCGAGCCAGCATTACTGAAACTGGCCATGTATTCCTGCTTAAACGCGAAGCTGGACAGAGTCTTCTTGGCCGATTCGATTTCTTCTGGATCAATTAGCGGATTGTCTTTGGTGGTGAAGTGCCAGCTTTTCCAATCCTTGTCAGTGCCGTCTTCGCCCAACTGAAACAGATCGTAGAACCAGTTGCGCCCTTTGGGCGTTCCGATGAACATCCCGCGACCCTTCTTGTCTGACAGCGCCGCGCGTATTACCTGTTCCCACGTCTCGGGCTTAATGTCAGCCACTTCGTCCAGCACGGCGTAGGTCAAGGACACACCGCGCAGGGTGTCTGGCCGATCGGCGCCTCTGACATAGATAGTTGCGCCGTTGATTAGGGTGATGTCCTGATTGTTGATGTGACTGTTGGCGATCACATCCCGTCCCAGCTCCATAAGTACGTTCCAGATAATCTGGCGGGCTTGCCCGTTGGTGGGCGCCACATACAAGACAGCCGATCCGGCAGGACATTTCAGACCTTCTAGCAGCAGCGTTGTAGCTGCCAGCCTAGACTTGCCACAGCGTCGGCCAGCGGCTATCACTTTGAAACGTGTGGAATCGGCAAACACTTGCTCTTGCCACGGCAGGAACTGGAAATGTACGTCAGACATTAGTCAGGCGCTCCGAATGGGTCTTTGTAAAACACCGGTTCGGCTGGCGTTTGCTTGGCTCGCTCAAGCGCCATGTCGCGCTCCATTACCTGATGCAGCCATGCGTCGCGCTCATTCAAGGCTTTGCTGGTTGGATAGATCGGCCACTTTCCGGCTTCGATATCCTTCTTCCACGTTTTCCACAAGGCACCTTCGTCTTCAATCACCTTACCGCCAACGTAACCTGGGATCGATACGAACTGCCCCTTGTACTTGCCCGACGGTATCTGAATGCCAGTAGCGTAGATGGTGATTGGATTGCCTTCGGCGTCAAATCCAGGCTTGGCCATGTTCGACCGGTGGTACATCACTTTGTTTAGTTCCTGCGGCGATAGCCCCAAGCTATTTAGATAGTCATCCATCTTTGGCCTCTACGTCTATTACGTTGTCGTCTGGTATTGGTTCGATTACCGGCGGTGCGCCTAGCGTTGATATGGTGATGTTAATGGCGCTGCGTTGTGCGGCAGTCTTCTCGAACAGACTAGCCGGTAGCGCTCGATCCATGCACATCTTTAGCGCAGCCATCTGGCCTGGGTGTCCATCTTCTAGCGCAATGTCCAACACCTTCTGGACAACATGCTCACCCTGACCTTCGATCAGCATGCGCTTTAGTTCTTTGATGCGCTGGGTATCCGTCTTCGCAAGCGTCGTCGGAAAAACGTAGGGCGGGTCTTTTATCGGTGCTGGCATCGCTTTTTTCCTTTTAATTGGAAGCGATTGGATTGTATAGCTAATTCTCTTTTTTTTGTGGGTAAGAGGCACCCGCAAATATTACAAGCCAGCCAACCCCCCTCCCCCCCATGTCAAAATGGCACGAAAAGCCGGTAAAGGGTCGGAATCCATAGCGAAAACCTATGCGGGCGCGTTTTACATAATGCAGGTTATATGCATTATGGCGGCGAGGGAGGGAGGGTAATAGGGAGGGCCTATCGGGCGGGCGGGCGGCGGGGCCTGATATCCGCGCGCTTGCCGGCAAATAGCGGCGGGGCGCCAGGCGGCCGGCAAAAAAGCGCATGCATGGGTATATAAAAGCGGTGCAGCCTTTTAGCCATTACCGCACAACTTTATTTAATAGTCAAAACCTATTAATTATTTGGGACGATTACTAAAAACTATAACGACGTCGTCAATTGTTTTCACGCCGTGCGAATATAAAAGTTGATATATAGATAACAGATTATGAAAACCCTGGGATATATCGCCGGCGCCGGCGGCGGCCAAAATAGCGGCGTCGCTATCCGATAATCGGCGCTTGAAATTACGTGTACGGATTGAAGCGGGCCTTCCAGCCTTATTAGTTGTCATAGTAGTATGCACGTCATGCACGTCATCGGACAGTCGATTTTGAATTGCTCGACCCCTTTTGTACAGTACTTTCTAGCGTGGCCTGTACATATACATGTACGGATATACAGTACTGTATAAGATAATTTGTGACTTGTGATTTTTGATGACTGTCTGACGTGCATAAGGCAAAAAACCCAGTGTTTGCGCGGTATCTCAGCGCTTTTATGCCCTTTGCCGGATGACGTGCACAATGACTGTCAATGACTGTCAAGACCCACTAACTTGTAGGGGTATATAAAATAATGTTTGACAGAATAAAAGAATGTTTTATAATACGTTCACCGCAGCAACAAAGCGGCCATAAAACTAAATTTTATTAAGGGTTAAAAATCATGTACGCACATATCTACAAAGGCAAAAACAAAACCTGGAACCTGATTATTTCGCGCAGCGCCGAGATAACAGCCGAGCACGTAGTGATTGAATACAACGTACCAAGTAAGGTCGACGCGAAGCGCATTGCGAAAGAATACAACGCGAAAGCCTGGAACTATTAAATCAAAACGGCCGGCGAAAGCCGGCCAATAAACCGAGGTGACATTATGAAAAAATTAAACTTAATCGCGGCCGCACTTGCCGGCGTTGGATTCGGACTATTGTTTATCGGCGCCGCTGAAAACATTTTCAATTTAACTGAAGTATTAATCGGCGGCGCCGTATGCTGCGCCGCTTTTGTCTATTCGATAGCGGAGGCGTAACAATGAAAATTTCAGTTACTTCAAAACTAGACGGCGTGCGTAGCTGGTCCCTCGAGGCGCTTGACACTTGTCCAGGGTCCCTTGCGGCGCCTGGCGTACTAGTTGACGCGTGCACTGGCTGTTACGCTACTGAAGGGAACTATAATTTTCCCGTCGTAAAAAATTCACGGGCGCACAATAAAAAGGACTGGCAGCGCCTGGCATGGTCGGATGACATGGTCGCCGAATTAGAAAAAGACGATTATTTTCGTTGGTTCGATAGCGGTGACATGTACACGCTGGCCCTGGCCGAAAAGATTCTCGAGGTAATGAAGCGCACGCCGTGGGTCAAGCACTGGCTCCCAACGCGCATGCATAAGTTCCCGAAATTTCGTATGGTTTTGGCCGAAATGCAAGCGCTTAAGAATGTATGCGTGCGCTTTTCATCTGATAGCGTCACGGGCGAATATACCAAGGGCCTACATGGTAGCGTGATAATTCCGGCGCCCGACCAGGTTAAACGTGGCACGAAATTGTGCGGCGCTTATGATAACAATGGCCAATGTGGGCCATGCCGCGCGTGCTATGACAAGCGCGTCAAAGTAATTGCATACCCAGCGCACGGCCGCAAAATGAATAAAGTAATTATGTTAAAAAAGGCGGCGTAAATGAAAACCATAACAGCGAAATTTCCAGGCTATTGTAAGAAAACCGGCGCACGCATATTAACGGGCGATTTGATCCAATGGTCGAAAGCGGGCGCCGTTTTGCTTAAACGGGCAGCGGCCGGCGTTAATGCCATAACTCTAATCGGCGACCAGGGTCCTAAAACGTTTTACCGCAACGCGCGCGGCCGGTGCATCGACGCACCATGCTGCGGATGTTGCACAATTTAATCAAGGGGAAATTATGACATATAGAGAATTAATCGAAGCGGCCCTTGTGGCCGTGATCGACGCCGTTGAAAACCCCGATTCTGATCAGGGCCTGGCAAGCGCCGAAAAAGCGATTGCACTACTAAAAACCTATTTATACGAGGTGGACACATGCACACAATAACCCTAGTAGTTGATAAAACGACGTATTACATCAATTCCACTACTGATCCGCTTGAATTGACTAAGCGCGCACGTAAACCCTATAAACCGGCAAAACCTAAGTCTATTCGTAAATTTCCGGTATGGGTCGACAGCATGTCAACGGCGGCCTATATACGGGCCTTTGATAAATTGAACATGTTGCAAGCGGTTGATTATATCGGCGCCAATGAAGAGGGGGCCGCGGTCTACGATACGTCAATCCCACTGTTTGAAATTTTGCCGGACGAGGTGAACTAATGAATTATTACGAGGCGATTATTCGCGCGCGCGAAATTTTAGATAATGACGTTAATTCACAAGCGCAATTCTGTTTAGAAAATGCGCTTAAATATCGCGATTCTGGATGGTTTAAAGAGGCCAAAAAATGGGCGCTTATGTCAATCGAAATATCTACTAACAAAGAGGCGCAATAATGGGAAAACTTAAAAATTCACTGATTGACGTTCGTTCGCCGTATTGGCCGCACCATTTAGAGGTCTACGAATACGATTATGATCTAGGGCAATTACTTTGTTTCCTAGAATATAGCGCGCCAGATCGAGGCGTGGGCTATAACGGTAGCGCCTGGCTAGTGCATGCGTATGCGGGCGGCGTTGACGTCGTCGACCTGCTAAAAGATACGATAATCAAAGAAATTGAGGCCCTCGCATGCTCACACTTATCGCAAAACTGATATCGGTTTTAGTTATCTTAGGGCGCCGCTTATAGTCTACAATCCGCTAATTGAATACCCTCTTTGGCCCGCTGATATAGCGGGCCTTTTTTTATCCGCTTATTTAACGCTGACAAGTTTAGGCTGAGGCGCCTCTTCTACCAGGCGCCGCAATTCCGCTTTTGGTTTATCGGCCATATCGGGCGCCGCGTATATCTGGCGCTTAGTCGTTAATTCGCGCGTATTAATCCGGCCGCAGTCTATCCAGCCTGATTCGCGCAACGCATGCAATAGCGCGGCCGGCGGTACTCGCACACCGGAAGGGGCGCCGCCGGCTAGTCGATCGCATAGCGGAAAGAAGGGCGACGCTATCACGCCGGAAGCGAATTCACCCAGCCGGTTCGATATTAGGTCGATCAGGTATGACTCGGCCATGCTGCGCCCTTGATCAATCATAATTGCTTTTGCTTCTGTCATTGGCGGCGTGGCGCCTGGGTTAAACGCGCTAACATTCAGTTTAGCCAGGTAATCAGCGACGGCCGCAAAACCGGCGCCCGTTTGATACCATTGCCAGAGCGCCAGGGCGTCGGTTTCAGGCAAGCGGCCGGCGTCCGACCAAACGCAGAACCACCGGCGATCATCCGACGGTATGCTGATAGCTGCCCTCTCGTTTGAGAATGCCACCACAAAGACTCGGTTTAGCGCCTGGTAAGGGTGTAGGCCCTTGCGATTAATTGATAGGTATTCAGGAGGCGCCGCAATAATTGGCTTCAAAGCGTTTTCTAATGCGCGGCGGTCTTTGGCTTCGCTCTGCCTTAGTTCGGCTATTTCCATCACTTCGCACTCAAGCGCATAACCCCATTGCGAATTCAGGTCTTCATTGCGCACTAGGCTGCAGTTTAGTTTTGATTCACCACCGATCGCCCAAAAGAAGGGCGCTAACATAGTATCTTTACCGCTGCCAGGGTGACCGCCGATCAGAATCGCGTGGTTAATTTTCCGGTTTGGGTTTTGCACTTTGTACGCTAACGCACTCAAAAAATGCTCGCGCTCGAAATCAATGGGTATCATCCGGTTAACGTGAGCTAACCACAGGTTTACGTCTCCGGCTTTGCCGGCTGGCCTTGCGTTTACCCACCGATTGCCATGCGTGCCGTTAACGATCACCGGCTCGCCCGCAGCGTAGGTTATGCCCTCGAGGGCAAGCGCGCCTTTGCCGGCTCGGTTTTCATCAAAGCAGGTTGACGCTTCGATCTTGCCGTTGTTGTGTATCGAGTTGCAGCCGATATGACGATAAAGCGCGTTAAAAGTACTGCGCCCCAGTTCGCGGCGGGTATCCAAGTCGAAATAGGCGTCGTCCTCCTGCACGTAGGCGTAACGGTCATACCATGCGGCCTTTTCATCCCTGGCGCTCTGTTTGCGATCTGATTCAGCGATGATTATTTCGGCCGCATCAGGAAAATCCTCGGTAGGCTCCAGTTTAGCTAAAGCAGCGTCCATCGCCTTAACTAACAGCTCTTCGCGCAGTCCAGGTGTGTGAGCTGGGCCTCCGTTTGCAGCTACCCAATCCAAAAACGCAGCCGATCCAAATCCCTGACAGTGGCCGTGATAGCAGCAAAAAGCACGGTTAGCTGGCATATAACGTGCTTCAGGATTACCGTCGGAATGCTCACTAGCATTCGGACAATGCACGCCCATCCAGCCCTCGGAATTGGTCTTGGAATAGACCATATTCTGCGCGGATAACCATGCCATTACGTCGTCGTTGCCGTCGTCGGTTAAGCGGATAGCCGACGGGCCGTCGGTAGTCGCCTCGCCTGGAACCACATCACAGGCATAACAAATTTGTTCTAATGTGTATTCGCGCTCAGGGTGGAATTCAACTAAGCGCGAGACGAAATTACCACGCTTGAAATTAACAGCGCCTGGTAGTCTAAAATTTCGCACTGGGTTGTTAGCGCCTGGGTCGGTATAACCGGCAGCTGCCAATGCGTTAACGGCCGCGCAAAACTCGGCCTTTGGCGGTTGCTCTGAGAATGCGTAACCCCACTGATAGTTACCTTCAGACGTTTCGATAATCCACGTCGGCGCCAGTGGCGGGGTTTTAGATTTAGTGCCGATGTCGTCTAACATCATCGCCAGCACGTACTCGACGTTATGCTTAGACGCCGACGGTTTATTCTTGTCTAGCCGGTCGATAATGAACGATCCGGTATTGCCGAACCATGCTTGACCATCTTTAACTAGGCTTGGGTTTGGCAAAAATGATGGCCAAGTGGCCTTGATTGCGCCGTCAGCGTGAAACTGTAATTGCCCGTCAGTTAGGATTGGTTTTTGTCGTACAAACAGCGCCGTTTCACCCTCTGGCGCCAAACTCATGAGATAATCCAAAAAGTACATCTATCCTCCGCTGTGTTGAGACCGCCCTGCCAGGCGGTCTTTTTTTATTTGCCGTATCTGGCCATGATTTCCGTCTCCGCGTTCAATGGTAAACCCGCCGCCCATTCGGGAGGCGTACACATGACTTCGCGGAGTTTTGCAGCTGACAGTTCGGGTGTACTGGACTCTAAGACGATTTCATCATGCACATGCAGCACGACATCATCTAGTTGGCGTAAAGAATGCCGTAGCAAATCGTTTGCGATCGCTTGCGTTATGTTCTCACAGGCCAGACCTTTCCACAATCGCGCTCTTGGCCATTCTTTGGCGTCGGCTGCCGGTTTCCATGCAGCTTTCACGTAACTGACGCCTTCGGCCTCAAGTTTAGCGAACGGATAGCACAGAATGCGACCGGATGGTAGCGCGTACCACAGATGGCGCTTATCAAACAGGTACGTCACCCGACCGGCTTTAAATTCTCGGCCTGGGTTTCGCATAGCGCGCATGTAGGCGCTCTCCAATTGCGCCCAATACCCTACTGCCCATTGGTTAGCACGGCGCCAAGCGTCAACGATACGCTTCGCATCCGTCTCAGGTACGTGCAGACCATAAGCGCGACCCATAGCAGCAAAGGCGCCGATGCCGCCGGCAAAGCCGAGGGATAGAATTGCGACCTTGCCGATCTGGCGCTGGTCTTTGGTTATCTGGTCTTCAGGTACACGGTAGATACCGGCGGCTTCGCGAACGTAAATGTCACGGCCATCACGGAATACGTTTAGAACATCTTCGGCTTGTAGATCGTTTGACGCCCATGCAGTTACACGGGCTTCAACGGCCGACCAATCAGAGACGACAAACGCTTTACCGGCTTCAGGTATTAATGCGGGCCGGAGCATTCCCTTGAGAACATCAGTAACCCGTTTTCCAAATCTTGGGACGATTGACTGTCCTCGTACCATAGCGTGGCGCACTCCGTCGGGGTCATCGGCACATTTTCGGGTGAAGTTGTGAACCTGCGCCCCATACGACGAAGCTCGTCCCGTAGCGCTTCCTCCAGCGAAGACGAAGGCGCCACGGACACGGTGATCTTCTTCGTCAGCAAGGCCAGAAAGGCGGCTGAACTTCGCAACTGACGACGCCCAAAGATCGTCTGCGCACTGGATGACTTCAGCGACAGCGGCCGGAATTTCTGTTTCATCTTTATCCTCTTTTGCCAAGGCAAGCAGATTGGCGCGAACCGATTTATCGATACTGTACTTCAGTTCGTCATCCTTGTAGGTTTCCATCAGCTTCAACGCTTGCGGGCCGATCCTAGCCATTACCCACTGCTTCATTTTCGGACTGCGCACCGAGGTAATTTCTTTTTTCGTGATCTCTTCAACGATGCCCTCGATCTCTTCGAGTTCGACTGAGGCGTATTTAATCGCCGCTTGTGCTAACGGTAGATCGAGCTTAACGCCGCGATCATTAATGCGCTCGTTAACGTGATAGTCGGCCAGCTCTTGATCTGATAGTGGGCGCATGGCTTCTGAGACGGCACGCATAGCACGAACGTCTTGTTCGCAGTACGCGATCATCTCGGCCATTAAGTCGGGCGAATTGTTAAACGACCCATCAGGGCGAGGGATGGAAAGTGCGCGGATAAGCTGGCTTCCTCGATGGTCTTTTCGCATGTTGCTACTGAGCGCGCGTCCGACGTCTTCGAGGCTTCCAGGTAAGCAGTTAGCACGCGCTTGCGTAGCGGTGCAGTAGAACTGCTCGAGGTCAAAGTTAATTTGCAGTACGTACCAGAAAACAAGGCGCTCAAAAGCGGCGTTGTGCGCGTGTATGCGCCCTGTGTGTTTTCGTACTGAATCAGGGAACGGTTGATCGGGTGTCCAGGTGTGAACTTCACCGTCATCAAAGGCGAATGACATACAAAGTACATCTGTTGAGGCGTCTTGTGCATAGTTATAAACTCCACGCGATGATAGGTCGCAGCGACTGCGAGTCTCGAAATCAAGCCACAAAATAGACATGTCAATAACAGTTGGTAGTGCAACTTGTACCGTAACAACAGGTTGTGCAATAGGTGCATCCATTTGCATTGCAAAAGTTATGCGTAGTACAGGAAGCGTAAACAAGCGGCGCAGTTACAGCCAGCCATAAAGCCAATAGGTATTTCATTTTTATTTTCCTAGAGAGTTAAAGGTGGGGTACTCGCTGCGTCTGTTTGATCTGTAGCTTTTGGAACTACACAGCATCCGCTTTCCCCCATGTTACTTAGGCCGAACGACGACGACGTGCTGGCGCTGCTTCCTCGCCAGAGTCTTCTTCACCGGCGGCGCCTTCCATCGAAATCCACTCCACAACATCAAATTCCGGCGTGTAGATTTTGCCGTATGACTTGTGGTTGTAGAACGACTTTTTGAGTTGAACTACAGGCACGGGTTTCGTTGGATCAGCATCGACTTGTGTAGTGATACGCGCGCCCAATGCAGCAACACCACGCAAGCCACCTTGGCTAGTTGTTGTGTAGCGCGCTTCCAAACCTTTGTCTTTACCTGACACACAACGCAAGGCAAAACCTAATTGTTTTTCCCAACCTTTTTTGCAGCCGGTTGGTGCAACATCCAATTCAGGCAATGGTTGTGTAACAGGAACCAGCTTCTCAGCTAATACTTCACGATCGCCCCACGCGATATAACCGTGAACAAAAGAAAAAGGATTGATGGCCCATGTTGACCCAGCTTCAACTTCGGTTTGATCTGCGCCGAATACCCAATTACCACCTTTATCCATCTTGAGAATGGCGAAAGACGTGGGGCCGACATCGGTTTCAAGCGTCTTCAATGCTGTGGTCAATGACGCTACGTTTGGAAGATTTGCAACTGCGAATGTACTCATTTTAATTTCCTTTAATGGACTAGATTTTAGAAAGGGCCGCAGATAACTGCTTCCCGATTTGCAACACCGCTGGCCTCGAATCAGATTCTGGCGCCAACGTACTACCCGACGAAATTGATACGACTAACTCCGACGGTAATTCTTTACCTAATTTTTTTACTAGCTTTTCTAGCTGCGCGGGCGATTTTATTTTGCGTTCGTATATGTCATCTACATTAGTAAAATGCGTGTTGTACCAATTATGAACCTCATCTTCATCAACCCATTGACGTGTACCACGCTTGGCCACCAGTTTAAAGCCTGGCACGGTCTGACCATTCTCTAGCATTTGTGTGGCCAACGCACGCAAGTCTTTGATGTAGTTTTCAATGGTATCAGCTTGCTCTAACTGTAGCGCAATCTGATCAACCGGCAGCGCTTGCAATTTGCTTTGCAGTACGCGTTCAACTTGGCCTGTCATCTTAGGGCAGATCGGTTTAGCTGCGCACCACCGGCAATGGTCGCCAGTCTCAAACATCGGCGCTTCGCTTTGACTAGCATGCACTGCACGACGCAGCTCTTGCTCGAACAATGCGACGCGCTGCGGCGTAGTTACCCAGCGTCGGATTTCTGGCGGCTGCACAATAATACATTCGATTTCATCCGCGCCTTCAAAAATCCATTTTGATTCTTCGGTTCGCATTGCGGCTGCTGCGTAGAATAAGAGTTGGTAGTTTTCTTCAGCGCTAACTAATACGCCGTCGCCAAACTTCCAATCTAAAACAATAGCTCGCTTGCCGATGCGCCCAAGTAGATCAGTGCTGCCAAACACGCCAGGTAGAAAATCACCGAATCCCACTCGCGTTTCAATCTTAAATGCCATGACGTTTGTAGGATCAATTTCTTCAAGTGCTGCCAGTGCGACATTAATCTTTTCATCAATTAACTCCTCAGTTAACACTTGGTCATTGTACTTAGTACCAAGATATTTTTCAGGCGCTTCATTAAATTCAAGCACATCAGCAATCACGTTATGCAGTAGCGTACCGCGATCGGCAAATTCGTTTGGGATGTCTTTTGATGGTATCTGTTGAACCAGCTTAACTGATGCTGGACATGCTATGACGCGCTTGGCGGTGCTGCCACCTACGATGTTGGAGTGTTGCATTATTCGCCTCCTGCTTTAATTGCAACACGCTCCAAAGCGTCGCCATAACTCATACCTAACGCTTTATCTATCAAAGCCAAAGATGAATCAATCATTTCGTCAAAAGTACCTGGCGCTACTTCTTTAATGACGTTCAATGTTATTTTTGCATCTTCCAACGCCTCAATGTCTGCGCTGTTTGCTTTGTATAACAAATCAATATCGGTTTGAATGGTAGGGGTAAGCGGCTGTATCCGGTCAAACATTTGTTTGCCAAGACTATAAAAATTCTCGTTTTTTCCTGTGCTGTTGTCTTTCACTTTACTCTCCTTTACTGTTTGAACCCAAAGAATAAAACATTAAAGAATCCCTTGTCAACACTTTTTTTGTGCGGTATATTCCGCACATGAAAGAAGCCGAGATCGAAAAATACTTTGTTTGGTCTGTTGAATTCATGGGCGGTAAAGCCTACAAATTCAAGTCGCCAAGTAATCGCGGCGTATCAGATCGTATTGCTGCGCTGCCAAATGGCTCGACTTGGTTTGTAGAATTGAAACGCCCCAAAGGCGGCAAACTATCGCCGCTTCAGGTGATATTTCGCGATGAAGTAGTAGATTTGCATCAGAAGTACGCGTTACTAAACACGAAAGAAAAAATAGATGAGTGGGCTAAAACTCAGACCTTACCAAGACGAAGCTGCTGATTTCCTTTACGGGAATGACAAGGCAATGATCTTGGCGCCCGTTGGCGCTGGTAAGACTGCGATCACGTTAACAGCAATGGCCGCGATGATTAAAGACGGACATGCTAAACGATTTTTAGTTGTAGCACCCAAACGTGTTTGTACTGACGTCTGGCCTGTTGAATTATCGAAGTGGGCGCCAACTTTAAAACTTAACCTAGCTGTCGGTTCACCGTTAGATCGATTGCGTGCTGTCGATAAATCGTCAGATATCGTTGTTATCAATTACGACAACCTGCAATGGTTAGCTGATTACGGTGTGGCTGGGTTTGATGCAATTGTGTTTGATGAGCTGACACGATTAAAGAATCCATCCGGCGCCAGATTTAAAGCGTTGCATAAAGTGATTGACCAGTTTGCTATTCGTTGGGGCTTAACCGGATCGTTTACTAGCAATGGGTTAGAAGACGTATTTGGGCAATGCAAGATCATCAACGAGAAGTTGTTGGGCCGCAGTAAGGGCGCGTTCATGCAGCAGCACTTTATTTTGGTTAACCGCGACTATGGTGAGTGGATGCCCAAGCGCGGTGGCTTACAAGCAGTGATGCAGAAGATTAAACCAGCGACGTATCTATTAGAGCCTGGCGAGTACAGCGACACGTTGCCACCGTTAAACGTCGTTGAAGTGCGCAGCACAATGGACATGACGCACTACGCAAAAATGAAGCGTGATTTTGTAGTGGAGTTTGGTGGGGACGATAGAGCAATAGCAGCAAACGCGGCAGTAGTCACAGGTAAGTTACAACAGATGTCATCGGGTTTTGTTTATCAGACAGAAACACAGGCGCTAATTCAACCAGGCAAGTTTGCTACAACAAAAACGGCCATTTGGTTTAGCCCGCATAAGTTTGACCGACTAGCAGAATTACTAGAGGAGAATCAACATGCGAATACGATCATTGCGTATATGTATCAGGAAGAGCTTGCAGAAATTAAGAAGCGGCATCCCAAGGTGGTTACGTTGGATGAGGCGGACGCGATTGAGCGATGGAACCGAGGCGAAGTGGAGTTACTCGCTGTGCATCCAAAATCAGCAGGACATGGCCTTAATTTACAGTACGGAGGATGCCATATGGTCTTTCTGTCGTTGCCGTGGAGTTTGGAACTCTACGAGCAAACCATCGGCCGGCTCCATCGTTCCGGTCAAATGCGCGCAGTGTGGGTATACATCATGATGACTGATAAAACAGTGGACGAAAAAATACTCGGCGCACTAAAAGACAAACGCGCTATATCTGACGTTGCATTGGAGGAATTGAAATGACTGAACACAAACACGCAAAACTAATCAAAGCATGGGCTGATGGCGCAAAGATTCAGAAATTCTCAAAGCGCAATCAAGTGTGGGAAGACAGCGACAATCCCTCATGGAGTGAAGAAACGGAATACCGTTTGCGCGTTAAACCTGATTATGCGATTGAGTTAAACGCGCACATATTGAACGGAGAATTGTTTATTGATGTCGGCGCAAAATTCCCTAATCTTTCATTGGTGTTTGATGCAAAAACAAATGATTTAAAAGCTGTTGAAATTATTAACTGGAAAGGTAAGGCATGAAAAAACCACACTGGGCTGAATTAAATGCCCGCTTATCGTCGCTTACAGAAAAACAAGTTTTTCTTTTACTGCAAAGTGAATTAGATACATATCGCAGAGCGTCTTATCTAAATCGTTTGCATCAACGCTATTGCGCGCTACGTGACGCCAGAGAGCGTAAAGAAATTTTAGCAAAGGCTGCTTCATGAACTGTAAAGAGTGCGGCACTAAGACCTACGTAACATGGACGCAAAAACAGCCAGGCGGGGTTAGGCGGTTGCGTAAATGCAACAAATGCAGCTTTTCTGCTTATACGGGCGAGGTATGGTTGGCATCGTTGCCGCCACCAGAACCAAAACCTATTTATACTAAAGAAGAGGTTGCGTTAATGAAAAAGAAAGAAGTTGCTACGCGAAGGAAAAACGAAGACCGGAGGAACTATGAAGAAACGTAATAACATGAGTATGGGCGACCATTACATTTATACGCCATCAACCACCGATGTCACCATCCGATGGCGCGCCAATTACGATTGGATGCCGCCATCAGAAGACCCTAAGTTCATAAAAAAATGGGCTGAGTTTCGCATGCGATGCGCTCAAGGTATTGAGCAAATCGTCAATCATTAACGTCTTAGGGTTTCGTACTGCTTGACGCATTGGTCGAGGGCAGCTTTAAGCCTGGCTGCGTCGGCAGCGTACCCTGCAAGAAATTCTCCATCTGACCTAGCCAGTTGCGCTCCGGTTGCTCCACTACAAGCGCCGGCGGTACCGGACACGGCACCGCTTTCGGTGGTGGGGCGATCTGGCCGGTCGCGCAAGCTGTTAGCAAGAGCAGTGGCGCGAGCGTTAATGTTGCGGATTTCACGATCTTTCTCCTCACGTAGATGGTCGGCGCCCTGCTGCAACGCTTGCTCTTTCTCTCTGGCCAAACGCATGTTCTCGGCGTACTCGGCCATCTGTTTGGCCTTTTCCTTATCCCATTTGGCCTGAACTTTAGCCTGGCCAGCATCGTCGCCCTGCCAGTGACCAGCGCCATAGGCACAGACCACGGCTAGGACACTGCCAGCAATGAAATACGGATTCATTTAGGCGGCACTTTCGTACTTTCTAATTTTTTATGGACTTTGATCGTTTTGCAGACTTGTTTGCCTTTTTCTTCATGGCAAACCTTCTTCATCTCACCGCCAGCAAACGCCATCAAAGGAACAAACGCAATAAGTGTAATCAATGCTTTCATTATTCAATCTCCGGTTGTGCTGCGGGTGGTGGGGCAGGTTTGCCATTAAAACCTAAAACAATGGGCGCTGCGGCTGATACTGGCTCAATCGTTGGCTCCACGCGCTTGGCTGGCGTAATAGGCGCTGACGGCGGCGTAGTTGGCGGCGTTGGTGGTGTCGGCTTCATTGCCTCTTCGCGCTCTTTGGCAGTAGTCAACCCTGGCGGCACGAACTGATCTTTGCCTTTCACGGCGATTAACGTAGCTAATGCACCAAGTATGTACTTACTCATGTCAGAAAGCAGTAAGAAAAACTGCTTATCGGCTGGAGCCATACCTGACATTGGCTGTGTCACAAATACAACGCTATACATGGACAGCGACGCCATCATCATTAGGATCATGCAAAAACAAATGCCGATGGCAAACTTCAGCCAAGCATTAAGATTTTCTTCGTTCATTTCGTCACCTTTTCGGGTTGCGTGACATCTTCAGGGCACGTACCAGTTGCAGTGCAAATGGGCGGCTTACACTCTTCCGCGCTCCAATTCTTAGGGTCTTGGCAAGGATACCTAAAACGATCTTGGCAAGCACTAAGCACCAAGCACATGCAAAGCATGCTCATAATGCTTTTTACGGTCTTCGAGTCCAATTGTGCCTCCGTTAATGCGCTTAGTTAATGTAAGAATGTCAGATTTATCCGCCCATTGATTTAGGTTGTTTGTTTCCCAAAACCAGCAAGCGCTTTGTGCTGCGCCCTCAAACGTGGCCAGATATTCTGGCACCTCGTCGATCTTTAGTGGGCGACCATCCACCTCAATAGAATCTGCAAAGGATTGATAGTTTGACCGACCAGTAAGCTGGATAAGACCACGGCCACAAAAGCGGTAGCCATCACCGCTAGACTCATCACCGTTGCCCATGCGGTTAGCGTAAATACGGTTTGCGATAGCCTCTTGCTTGTTAGGGCGCGCACAATACTGGTTAGCGATAGCGTCATCTGGAAAGTATTTAGAGAAAAGTCGCCGAAGCGATTGTGGTTTGTAATTCAGGTTTTCTTTTAACGTCGTAAAGCCACCAGATTCATGGCTGCACTGCGCTACAAAAGCAGCAATACGATGAGGGGTATTAATGTCATAGTCAGGAAGCAGTTGATGCAAAGCATTATGCCAATGTTCGACATATTTATTCCTTGGTAGTAGTTGCTTGAGTTGGCTCAGTGTTAGCATTTTTTTCCTCTAATTCACGCATCATCAATTTGCGTATTCTGCGCATCCTATCAACTTCAATAATCGCCGCATTGGTTGCATTGTTTGCGTCCATAATCGCCAGACCAACTAACGGCAGCGCAATAGCCAGCGTTAGCACCATCGTGATTAAGCAGATCAATAATACCCAAGGGATATTGTCTTGCTCGTCCTTATCAGTATTAGGAGGCTTATTAACCATAGGGTCACGAACAGAACCGCGCCAAACCATGTCGCATTTTCCTTGAACTTTCTAATAACTCGTCTCCGCTTCGCTGCGGTCATTTGTATCCCGCGCAGTTCTTCAGCATTGGCCGCTCGTTGTTCCTCTTGAATCTGGCCCCACATTTTTTCAAACCGAGTCCACAAATCGCCCAACTCAGCCGGTGCATTAAACGTCATTTCGGTGCGGATGTCGGCGTACATTGAATTTAGCCGACTGCGTATCAACACACGCCGCAATGCGCGCCTACCGATAGATTCTTCGCCCTTGTAAACCTTTTTTGAATCACGTTCTTCCTGTAAAAACAGTTTTTCAATCGTGTCAAATGCGTCAAGAAACTTACCTAAATGCTCGCCAACTTCGCCAAGTGCATCGTTAGGGTCGGCCTTTGCTACATGCTGAACCTTTTTTACTTCTTCATTAAATTGTTGCTTTTGCTCATTCGTCGGATGCTGAATTTTACTAAACTGCGATTTCAGATCGTCCAATACTTCTTTGACGTCACCGGATGCGTTCTTTATGTCTTTATAAAGTTTGCATCCGGCTTTTGCTGCCGCAATGGCCGTGTTAGCCGCTGCGATCAGCGCAAATGGCATTTATTCCTCTACATCTTCGGTAACCATTTCAGGTTGCGGCATTTGAACTGGCTCTTGCCCTCCAGCTCTTGCACCGCGTAAAGCGCCGGCTCTTGCGTCATTCGCCGCATCTTGTACCCAATTAATGCCGTACTTTTTACCTACAGCTAACAAGTCTTTAATCTGCTCCGCGTTAATACCTTCAGCGCGGGGAGCAACTGCTTTAGCTACTTTTACAAAGTCTGTTGGGTTTAACAGCAACTCTTTAAGTTTGGCTTCAGTCTGTTTAGCTGCTTGATTAGCCCAATATTTACTAAACAAAGACGTCACTGCGTACCTAGCGCCAGATACTGGGTTAAAGAAGCGCGAGATGATCTGTTCTAGCGGCACACCTGTTACCTGCTCAACCGGCGTCTTTGGCACTGTCTCAGGACGGAAAGCCACTTGCGTTAAGTCTTTATTCAGACGCTCAGACACCGCCGCAAAGTCAGATACTTTCTTAGAGTACCCTGGGCCAAACACGCGGTTAAATATAGCGGCGTTGTCGCGCCCATTTAAGAAATCAACCGCATTACCACCCTTAGCCACAATATCGTCCAGCATGTACGCACGCGCAGCGTTAACGGCGTCTTTGTTGGCGCCATACTGACGCATGAACTTATTAGTAAAGTCCACGCTACCGTACATTTTTCTAACCAAATCAGTTGGGTCGCTAATGCCTTCTTTGCCCAAAATTTGTTGACCTGCCACGCGACGAAACTCGCCATCTAATCTAGCCTGTTGTGCGCGCAAGGCTTGCACGTTGTTTACCGACGCACGTAATTCGTCTTCTAAGCCAGGTATAGCAGCCATCTTCGGGCTATTCTTTTGCAGCCATTGATTAGCGGCTTTTGGATCGATAACGTCGTTCTTTAGCGCAGACTTAGTAAAGCTGTCGTAGAACGCATCTTTAGCAAGCTGTTGTCCTTCGGCGCCTGTTACACGTAAGAAGTCATCGACGTTAGTACGATTACCAATCAACGCTGGCGCAATCTGCTCTACAAACTTTTTGCGATCGACCGATCTGATGGTTTCAGCGCTAAACGGAAGACCAACGCGCTCTAAGTATGCTTTGTCTGCATTGCGATACGCGTTAACAAAATCAGGATCAAGACTTTCGATATGACCGTTAACGCGCGCTTTTAAATCGTTTAACAAACGCACGTTGTTCTCATCGCGACTGCCGCGCAACTGTTTATTGATTTCGCGCTTTAGCGAATCCAAATCTTCAGCACTTGCAGCCGTAAACTTAGCGCCGCCTGGCACAGCAGGTACACCTTCCGCAGTTAACACGGCGCTTGGCTCTGTTACTGATGGACGGAACTTAGCTTTTACGTTGTTGTATATGGAGGGGAACCAAGCAAAAATATCTGAGTTCTGACCTGCTACAACAAAACCGTAAATATCATCAACGGCGCTTGCCGGCAATTCAACACCTTTATCAGCGGCGACCTTAAACGCTTCCGCATACAACGGCTTAGTTGATACGCGAGCGTCTTTTTCTTTCTGGCTAATAAGTTGTTCGACTTTTGTACCAAACGCAGTTGGGTCAAGGTCTTGACGTGTGTACGCATCGGCAATCTGTTCATCTAATGAACGCAGTTTGCGCTGTTGTGATTTACCGATATCGTAACCCGCAGCCAATGGCCTACCCGCTTCAGCGCGTGCAGCCGTTTCAGCAGCAATTTTTGTTGGGTCACCAAACAAACGAATTTGATTTTTGCGCAGATCGTTAACCGCTTGCTCAAACTGCAAACCGTATTTAGTACGAAACTCTGGATCGCGCGACGATAAGTTTTGAATGAAGCTAACAATAACCGGATTATCAGCAATCAATGACGATGTAGGCATTTGCACTTTTGGCGCGCCTGGCGCTTTTAGCGATACATTGCCTTGCGCCTTAACTGCGGCCTCTACTTTGCTCATCATTGTAGGATCAGCCGCCATAGCCGCAATCAATACATTACTGATGCGGTTATCCACTTCGCGCAGTATTTCATTCTCTGGCGTCTTACCGCGCAGTTGATCCCAGCGGCCTTTAGCAGCAGTCCACGCTTTATCGCCGACGTTTACTAAACGCGTAGACGTACCCAAGGCCGATCCGGTAGTTACGCCGCCTAAAAGTCCACCGACTACTCGACCGGCTGTTGGCGCGCCAACTTTTTCACCGGCAGCTTCGCCGGCCATAGCGCCTGTTTCAGCACCCGCGCCAAATAGAAACTGCTCTGCTGGGCGAACCATACCTCTAACTAATGGGCCAGCACGCTGTACCTGCGCTAATCCAGGGAATAGATAGGATTCTGGCGACGTTACCGCTTCAATACCTCTGGCAGTAATGGCTTGTCCGGTTGTAGTTGGCTCTGCGCCTGTGCTACCAAATAAGCGCATTAGTGGATCGTAGGTCGCAGCGCGGCCAGCCTGAAACGACGCTGTTGCGCTAGGCGAAGGTTTTGGTGTTGGAGCGCCAGCCGCAACCGCACCTAAAGAAATAGGATTGATGCCTAGCGATGTTAATTGATCGTTTAGCGCACGACTTAAACCTGTTAGCGTGCCGATAGAACTAGCAAAACCTTTACGTGCCGCTTCAACGCGATAATCGCCTTGTGGTTTTACTCCCGTATAAGGCATCTGCGGTATAGACACTGGCGCAGCCGTGCCGCCAGACAACTCTTCAAGATCGTCATCCGATAGCGGTGTTTCGCTACGGTACACTTTTCCATCGATAGTGTATTTGTACGCCATAATTAATCCACTTCTACGGTAACAGTTTTACCACTTTTAAGAGTACGCGTTTGCTTTTGCCCTTTTTTTGGCGGCGCCGGAGCTTTAGCCGGAGCTGCTGCTTTAGGTGCTGTTGCTGCCGGCGCCGGTGCTGGAACTTGCGTTATGCGAGACGCGACTTCTGGAGATATAGTCTCATTAGTACGCATTGCTTCGGGCGCCGGAGCTTTACCTTTTACTTCAAACTCAGGGAAGTTAAAAATAGTTTTCATCTGATTTTCATCATATCCCGATTGTTGCGCAATCTGTCTTTGGATAGATAATTCACTTAAGCCTTTTTCTCTGGCAACTTTACGTATAGCCATCAAAGTAGCTTTAATCTTTTTCTGCGTATCAGCCGTAGGCGTGCCAGTAAACATAGTAGATGCAGTATCAGCTAACCCACCAAGAATCGATGGGTCACCACCAGCTTGCTCAACATCTTTACGACTTAACGTATTGTCACCAAACGCTTTTGCTAACTGAGTACGGGCGGCGTTAAACGATATAAAGTTTCCGGTTTTAAGAGAATCGTTAATTGATTGTATAGCTTGATCGGTAGCTGTAATCGAATCGCGAAACGGCTTAACAGTATCAATAACTGCTTTACGAAATTCAGATACGCCTTTAACGCCTTCTTTAGTTTGGCCAGGCAAAGTTAACTTAACTTCTGTAGTCTGCCCTTTTTCCTTACCTTTAATTTGCGCTTCAGTGTGGCGAAGTATAAGATTTTTAAATTCCGTACTTTCAGGATCAAGACCCGCGTCTAATAGTTCTTGCGCAAATGCTGAACGCTTTTCTGTAGCATTTTTGGTTGATAACCGATTTATCTCTTTATCAACGAAAGAATTGTATTCAGTAGTTCCAGGCGTCAGATTATTTAATGTTGCACGCTCGCGTGCAATTTCAATTGCGTCTGGAACTTGACCTTGACGAGCTGCTGTCTGAAGACCTGCAAGCGTATTATCAACCATTGCTAATGCGCGAGTTTTATCCGGTGAATCAGGCATTTCTAATATTTGAGTTTTACGATCTAATAGTTCAGCGCGCATTTGAGCTAATTGTGCTTCTTTAGGTATTGCAGCAGCCCTACCTTCACGAGTACGTTGCTGCGCTAAAGCCATTTCACTTTGCGCTTTACGAGCGTAGTCAGATAACTGTAGCGCAAAAGGTTGGTCATTTAACTGCGACGCTTTTCGAGCAACGCGCAATATAGACTCAGGATCAGATGGATCAATTTCTTGAGACAACATTTGGCGTTGCGAAATTAACTTTAGTTGTGGGTCTTCTACGCCGAATAATCTATTTAAGCCTTGACCAGTTTGGCTTCCAGCTAAATAAGCACCATAATCAGCGCGGGCAATAGGATTCATGCGAGCGAATAATAGCGCTTGCTGTTCGTCTTGTTGCTGTTGCTGCGCTCTATACTGCTCTGGCGAGGTAAACAGACCTAAAATTTCGCTTGCCATGACTGCCCCTTAATAGTAAACACTTCCGTACCCACCACCACCACCCCAAGTACCTGCGCCGCCCATAGTTGCGCCATACGATCTATCTTCAATTGGCGCGTTTGGCGACCCACCACCAAATAGCCCACGAATTCCAGAAATAACTCCCTCATATCCTGTTGAAGGCATTATTTTTCTGCCCGTGCCTTGTAGATATGATGCTAATGGGTTTGCGGCGTTAACGTCTTGCATAGTTAACGCGGAATTTATTCCCCCTTGCAATAATGCTTGAGCGCCTGATGGATTTGTATTTCTACCACCTAAATTAACACCAAGACTAAACGGTTGTTGGCCAAATTCTTCCAAAGTACCGACGCCGCCAAGGTACGTTGTAAATGGGGACAGAGCGCCAATCTGACCCTGCTGATACTGACCAAGCATTCCAGCGCCAGTGCCAAATAGGCCGGTTCCAAACGCCAATTGTCTCTGTCCTTCAGCTTGAGCATTGGCAGCCAATGCAGCGTCTTGTTGCGCTATAGCGTTGTAGTAAGCCTCAGTCTCTGGCGTTGTTGCACCAAGACCAGCCGCACCGCTTGGGCGCTCGCCCGTTGCACCAACAGCTAACCCACCGCGACCTGTTTGGAATAGTTGGTTTTGTAGCTGCGCATATTGGCGCTCACGACTTGGTGCTAACAAATCCTGTTGACGTTGCATGTACTGCGCTGCAACTGCCTCGGGAGACTGTGCCAAGTATTGCTCACCCAAATTAAACAAGCTAGTTGCTGCGCTAGTTAATGGTTGATATTGCCCTCTGGCAGCTTCGGCGTCTGTTAGTGCTTGGCCACTAAGACCCATTAAGCGATCTTGATAAGCTCTTAATTCGGGGCTGACCGTATAACCAGCGGAGCTTAGTCGGCCAGTGGTTGGATCCATAGTGAATTGACTAGACCCGAAACGGGTTGTCATTCCAATAGGACGGAATCGAGCTTCTTCAGCGGCTAATCTAGCAGCGCGTTCTTGCGCTGCGGCTGATTTTTTAGCTGCATCTGCCGCAGAATCTGCCGCCATCGACGAACCAAGCAAACTTAGGCCACCGCCTATAAGTGCACCCCAAGGCATATCAATCCCCTTTAATTAAAATCTTATCCACTTTTGACGGGTCTTTTTCATCCGTTGCATGGATACAAAACCAGACACAATCACTCATGGCCTTAATACCATGAATCACGTTTGCTTTAATCTCAATACACGCTGGCGCGTCAATTATCTCAATAACGTCGCCCTTCATTACTGCTACACGACCTTTAGCCAAAATAGATAAATGGCTAAAGTCATGTGTGTGCTTCATGATCGCCGTGCCAGCCGGAACGAATGATTCTTTGGCATACAAGCCATCGGAAAAGTGGTGAGTAATTTCACCACCCAAATCAGCAAGTTGTTTTTCAACCGCACTCATGCTGTTCTGCGCCACATATAAACAACGATGTATGGTTGCAGGTTAGCGTTTGTAGCGCTTAAGCCTGTTGACGATATTGAGGTGGAAACAGAAATTCCAGTGCTTGCTGATTCTGTTGTAATAGTTTGTGGTGTTACAAATGTAGATAATTTTGATGGGGCTAAAGTGCTTGTATTTTGAGAACTTGCTGCATTAATAGTATGGCTGTGCCCTGGATCAGTTACAGTTGATGTGGCCGTGTGAGTATGGCTAACCACAACCGCATCAGCAGAGCCACCGGTTTCTTGTGCGGTATCAAATGCTGCATTGCCAGCATCAAGGCCAACCATTACGCGCCCCGCTCCAAAAGCTGACCATGTACCAAAACCAAGCAACGTAGCGGGGTTAGTGCTAACAGCAGCGTTAATGTAGATTGATCCAACGGGATACGTTGCCGCTATGCTTGTTGAGATTAATCCTGCGACAAACGCCGTTGTGGCCAACTTAGTCGAACTATCACCACTTGATTGCGTCGGTGCTGTTGGGCTGCCAGAAAAGCCTGGGCTGGCTAAGTCAGCCTTAGTCGCAACAGCAATCGCGATATTGTTAAATTCTGTGTCGATCTCCGTACCTTTAACAATCTTGGCTGCATTGCCAGAGGCTAATGCGTCTTTAGATGCAAAGTCGGTCGATTTGGTATAGTCAGACATATGCCGCCCCTTAACTTATACGGCCATGCTTGGCCAAAATTTCAATCTTTTGAATCGATAACTCGAAACCATTTACCTCTGCCTCATATCCTGTTTGAACTACTTTTCCAGAACCCGTCGCTTGAGACAATAAGGTTTGAATAACAATACCGCCAGCGTATTGTGCAAGAGGTACACCATTGGCACCATACTCAGCAACGCCGTATTCAGAAGTGCCTTGTGTTGGGATAGCGACGTTTTCCGATAAATAATTCTCAGAAAAATCGTATCCCCACTTAATAGTAACTACTTGATTTGAGCCGCCAATAACTACAATTGAAATTCGCTTAACAATTGACGTAATAGCCACATCACCTAAATCAGCGTGATTGGTGTAGTAATACATTCGATAAGTCGATGTATCATCAAGATAGCCTGTGTATTTACCGACATAGCCATTCTTGCCAATCAATAAATCACCATTGCGCAAGGCAAACAATGCCGTTGGCTCAATCTGAGTCCATGTGGTTACTCGCGACGAGCCGTCCTGCATTACATTGCGTGTGTCAAACACATACGCTTGTTTTGCTGTCGGAAACGTCAGCAGATAAAACGCATCAACTTCCGAATACACTGCTTTAATATTTGCTGGTGTTTCACCACCCACCAATTGCATCAAGTCATTACGAACATTCTTGCTCAAGTCACGAAATGGCGCTGACTTTTCTTGAATGGTTCTAAGCACTGAGCGCACGCCGCTGTTGGATAAAAACACAACGTCGGTATTCGTGCTTTGAATCGAATCGCGCCATTGGCAGCCAATACCGACTACGGTGTCATAGAGCGACATCGTGCTAGGCGCTGTTGCTCCTTGATAGACCAAAATCTGGCGCTTACCAAAGATAAACAGAAAACCGTTATGAGCAGCTAGGCCAGTAATCTCGTCAGCACCATTAGCCCATACGTTATTAACATTTAACGTGCCAGATGAGCCGCCGGTATAAATGTGGCCAGCAATCAAATCAGAAAATGTCAGCGTCGTTTTATTCGTTGTTGTGTTAGCTATCCACAAACGGCCATACGCTGAAATACAGATATTGCCTGATGGCACTGTACCGGCATAACCAGTTTTCTCACTAACCCGACGATACGTTGTTGTGCTAACCGCTGGGTCATAGATTAGCGGGTCATGCGCTGACTGAAAAAAATACGTTATTCCATTAAGCGATGCGCAATGCCAATTACTAGCGGTAATAGTCGGCGCTGTGCCACCGCCGCCGTAGGTTAGTTCGGTAGCTGTTGATCCGCTTAATTTGAATAACTTATTGTTTCCAGCAAAAAGAGTCGTTACCGATCCATCGGTTTGCACCAACTCATGAATGACGCCAACATCATTAGCGCCAAGATTGCCCGAAGAACTGTTTTGTTTTGTCCAACCCTTACGTGCGCCAATCCGACCATATTGGTCAAGGATGCAATTAGTCGCAGTCAACGCAAAACCAGCCGCTAAATCAAGCGGCGAATCTTGCGTATTCAGGCCATAGAAGCCTGGGGCGCTAATACTAAAGCGCTCAAGTTGCTGGCTCATATCGAGACAAACTCCTGCGATTCAGGAAAGCGCGTCGCTTCCAAAGCAATGTAATCCGACAGCATAGAACGGTAAAGATTGTATGCCTCTGACGAATTCAATCCACCATCTTCGCCGCGCTCAACCAATGCTCTGGCATACGCATTTTGCTCAACCAATACGTCAGGTACCAACACCGATGTGCCGTCCGATGACAGAGCTGCTTGTGGGATAGTCAGAAAAAACTTGATGCTATAGACACCATCAGGGCGGCCATACAATTGAACTTGAGCGTCGCCGTTACCGTCAACACCTTCAAAGCAATACTGCGCTGGGATGTTGGTAACAATCGGCGTGAAGTTTTGCTTTTGGCGCATGTCAGCCACGCTGATATTTCGCATGACAACATTGCTAGTGGTATTTAACGGATCACTGGATACACGGAATTTTTGACCTGCGCCGGTCAATGAGTAGACATACGTGCCCGATGCGGTGGTAACCGTTAATTCTTGGCCAAGGACATTCCAATCGTAGGAATCTTCAACTTGGCGCTTGGCGTCGTTGACAATTTTGCCAATCAACGCCGAATAGGAATTCAGAGCGACAGTTGATACTGTCGGCTCACGTAGTCGTGTCAATACCGCATTTACTAATTCAAGATAGGTCATTCGCTTCCCCGCAAACCTTACACAGAGCCAGCTTTTGCCTATCCCCTTGGGAAGAAGCCTTCGCCCCTATTATAGAGAAATTACGTTGTTTTTGGTCACCATTTAACGCGATCTGCCCAAAAGGCCGCACTCATCTTGCCCTTGGCAATATTCTTAGCATGACGCGCCTTAAATGCTTCATTGCGTTTGCTGCCGTCAGGACTGCCGGTGACGCCTTGCTGGCCAAAGCGGATCAGCTTAACCTCATCGCCCGACTTAGCCAATACGGCATGGCTTTTGGTCGGGTGGCTAGGTGTCTTTTTCGGCTTGTTGTAGCCAGAAAATTCCTCTTTGCCACGTTTAATCATTTCTTCCTCGCTGCCCGCATATTATCGACCAGGTTAGGATAGGGTCTACCAGCCTCTTTGGCCATCTTCTTAGCCGCCGTTTTCTTGGCTGGCGACAATGGCTTAGATGCGCCTAACGACTTTGGGCGCTTCTTCTCCCAAACAGGCTTCATCATTTCTTTGCCTTGTTCTTGGCTGTGCGCATACCACGCTGCGGCATTTTGGCCTCGCTCATAGCTATGGCGACCGCTTGCTTGCGATTTGTAACTACAGGGCCACCCTTACCTGAATGCAAAGAACCGGCTTTGTATTCGCCCATAACTTTGCCCATTTTCTTTTGTGCCATAGTTGATTTTTTCATACTAACTCCGTAACAGTTACTGTGGAAGTAGTGACAGTAGCATCTTTAATAAAAGCAATCTTTTGGCCTGGAGTTACTGCAATAATTTCTATTTGGTTATTACCAATTAAAGGGCTTGTTGTAGTTGTCGCAGTTGGATTAGCTCCAATCGCAAAATGGCAGTGGCCATTGGCACAAGCAATGCGAATCAATGTAGTGTTTGCACCAAATGCGGTCATCTGTACGCTAGAGGTTGTTACTGTAGCGGCTTGGGTGGTTCCGATAGTTCCCACGCCCAAAGCCACTTGATTAGGGTCTAACTGAAATGTTGACATATTAATCCTTTGTTATAGGGCCGCCAGATTTCCACGCATCGCATGTGCGAGCCGCTGCGCAGGTAAATTGAAACAGATCACAATAGCCTAGATCAGCCGCCGCTACGAATTCCTCGTCATACGACAATTCATCTTCGTTTTCGTCCTTCTCCAGACCGCCAACAATGCATTCCATCATGCTAGGCGTCTGAATAAACGCCGCACAATTGCCGCATCTCATACCTTTCACGGTATTGGTTGGGGCGTTGTACATCGTGGCTTTTTTCATCCAGAAAGCCGTATTGGCTTCATCTGGATTAGGTGGGCCATAACCGTATTCTTTAAACGCATGGTTTCGGTTTTTCAGATTGACCGATACATCCTGCGTTGCTATTGGGCAGGTTTTGCCAGTTAAAAGACCGTCTTTCATCTAAAAAAGACCCGATCCATAACAAATGCCGCCGCGCCGCTCATGGCTGACGCGATGGCCATACCGACCCAAAAACCGCCTTTAGACTTGTTGGCCATAGCCAATAGCTTTTTGACGTCTTCGCGCAGTGCGCTAACTTCAACCTGAAGCACTTCAACCTGAGCTTCCAGCTTGCCAAATTCACGCAAATCAATGTCCGGCATGGTCTATTTTCCTTGGCCTTCCAGGCCGTTTCTCTGCCTCTGGAGGCTGCATAATGACTAAATGTTCGTCATTGTCGCCTGAATTCTCAAGCGCATCAATACGCACATAGCCAGCATGACCCTTCATGCTATCAATGTCATGCTGTTGCATAAATTCAACAGTTTGACCGCTTTGGAGACATTTGAATGTAGCCATAAAACCTCAATGAAAATCAGGGGCCGAAGCCCCCGATTATTACGCTACTGGACGTGCTACAACGATGCGCAAGGTCGCAGCTGCCAAATTAACAGTTGCTTCCGACTCATTTTGAATGCGGAAATTAACGGTATTGGCTGCGCTAACGTAGCCAGTAACAGTCAATCCCACTAAATCTACGCCCAATGATGCGCCGATAACCATATCGCCCAAGGCAACGCCTGGGACGGTTACGTCATCAGTTTCGCCAGCGCCATTAACTAGCGAGCCAGCGTCGAGTGTGGCTGTTACCATCCACGTATCAGAAAACAGGCCACGAAATTGATCGTTACCTGCACGTGTAACTACTGAGGTTGCTGACGGCATAATTTTCTCCCAATTAGGTTAAAAACCCCCGCCCGAAGGCGGGGTGTTTAATTAGGCAGGTACGGCCAAGGCAAATGCCGAGGATGACAGAGCTGCGCCAACAGTCGCCGCAGTACGCATAGCTTTCACACCGTAGATTGTGTCAGCAGTGAACAGGGTACCGAGGTATTCCTGCTTGTACTGAGTCTGCGAACGAACGCTCAATTGCTCAACCAGAACCATTGCATCGCGATGACCCATCAAGCAAATACGGTCGGTGCCTGAAGTGCCGGCACCAGTATCAGCGTTTGACGAAACAAACACAGGGATACCGTACAGATTGCCGATTTCGCCGTTGCGGATTGCATTGCCATCACCAACAAACGCTTGCTCAGTGTAACGAGCCAGACCCATCAATGTATTGCGGCTTGATGGTGGGATAACAAAGAAACGGCCATCCATTGGTGTGTCGTTGTCATCCAAACGCTGGATTGTGCGACGAATAGCTGCATCAGTCAGAGCGGCTGCATTTGACGATGTTGAGTTGTATGCAGTTGTACCGTTCGAGCCGATAAAGGCTTTAGTGGTGGTGTTGCTAGTTGCATAATCATCGGTGCCAACTGTTGCGCCGTTAAATGCACGACCCAATTGAACCAAGTCGGTATCAACGCGACGAGCCAAAGCGTAACCGGCATCGGCAGTGTAGAACTGACGCATTGAGTTCAGAGCTTGGATTTCAGCGATGTCCTCGATCAAACGGCTGTATTCATAGTGCTTGTCGATGGATACTTGTACTTCGGTGTTGCTAGCAGCGATCAAAGTCACTGCATCAGTTGCTGCTTTAGCGTTAGCCGTGCCGCGAGTTGGCGCTGGGATGTGAATTACATCGCCTTTTTTGCCACGGAAATTCATCTTCATGACCAGATTGGCCAGAACAAGATTCTTCTTGTAAGCGGCAACAATCTCATCACTCCAAATCTCTGGAACGAAGGTCGCTGCGCTTGATACGGTTACGCTATTGGTGGGGGAAAATGCTGCATTTGCCATGTTATTGCTCCTAGATCAAAAGTTTTTACTTGACCCGACCCTCTTGATACGCCGCCATAATCTCATCAGATAATGCGTCGTATCGGGCTGGATCATTCATTTTTAGCCGAATTAGGTCAGCACGGCGGTAAACTCGCTTTGAACTCTCACCGCTTCCACCGCTATCAACTTGCACTGATTTCATCGTTTTCTGGCGATCCGTTGATGCTTGCTGGGTCGCTTGCTTCGTCTGAACTCCGCGCAATTCTTTATAAGTGGACAGCAATTCGTTAGCCGAATCAAAATCAAACTCTGCATCAGCGCGCTTGAATAAATCCAAGCGGATATTCGACGATTTAACCCAATTCACAAATCCTTCGTCGCGAACAACTTGCTCGAAATCAGGGTGTGCTTGAGCCAACTTTTGCTGAGTCTGTAGCGCTCTTAACTCCATTGCGGCCTTGCGAGCCTCAATAATGTCAGGGTGCCTGTCAATCGTATGACGAACTGCCTTTTGTGGGTCTTCATAGAAGTCCACTTCCGGCTCTACCTCTGCAATAGGTTGTTGCCTAGAACTAAGGTTTTGCTTAATCAGTTCATCTGCCAGTTTCCGCACTTCGCCGACTTCTTGCGCTTGGCGTCCAATGACTTTTTCCGCTTCTTGGTGCATCTTCATAACGTCTTCGAGAGACTTATTCCGATAGCGTTCAGGAAGTTCTGGCTTGTCATTTCCAATCGTAGAGTCTAGCTTGGCTTCCTCTGTCTCTAACTCACTAGGCAACTCAGCTTCTTTGTCAATCAACATATTAGGTTTCCTTTTCCTGCCATCTTTTGGTTCCCAGGATAATAAACAGGCCAGTTGTCTGGTTATCTGTTCGCTTTTTGCTCCGCAGCGAGTTTTTCTCGGTGCTTTCGATCAAATTGGGCTGCGGCAGTTGGGAATGATCCCGACCATCCTTCCAATCTGAACGCTGGAGCAGATATCATGCGGTTGGCTAAACCACCGCACTCGCATTGAACTTGAGCCATCTCATAACTGACCAATTTCTCAATACGATGCCCATTTTCACAGGCAAATTCATACATTCGGCGCATTTAAATCCTCATAAGCGTCTGAGCTGACTTGTCGCAAGTTTTTCAGCCATAACAAAATGGAAAGTTCGCCCTTCTTAAATTGTAGACTTTTTTCGTCTTCAATTGCAGAAATATTATTCAATGCTTTTATCATTTCGTCAATGTCATCTACTAAGTCGCCCCATCCAGATGTCGCCATCATGGAAAAGCGGTCTTCATAATATTTTTGCAATTCAGGCGTCATAGGGTACTTATCTGTGATGACGTTAAGCTAGATATATCTGACGAATCTAAGCTAGAGATAGACTCGCTAGTAATCGTCTGCTCAGTTACCTGAACAATCTCAACCCATTGCTCTTGTGATTGACTCCACGACCAATTACCTACCGGCTTAGGATCACGGATAACCCATCCCGGTGGATACCACCAAATTACCTCTTTGCCTTCAGGAGATTCAGGAGCATCAGGTACTTCAATCCAGCCCTCTGTGCCATCCGTCTCAGGCTTAGGAATACTTCCGTTTTTAGAGTACATGTGTCACCTATTGGATGGGGAAGGCTGAAGTCGGAGCCGTGAAGTTAGCTGTGTAACGAGCCACTCCCTTAGTAATTCTAAGTTCATCTATATATCCGTTTAATGCTGATCCATATGTTGCAAAATCAAAATTTATTCCTACAAATATAGCTTTGTTTGCAGAGCCAGTAGTTGTACTTGAAGTTGCTTCAGAAGTTCCATTTATATATAAAGTATTAGATCCATTATTACTTACTAATGCTATGTGATACCACGTTCCATTACTAACATTAGTAGTACCAGAAGATATAGTTCCAGCATTGGCAACGCAAAATGAAAATTTAGTTGTAGCGCTTTGATGTCTATCAAATATAGATATTGTATTAGCATAATTTGAATTGCTATCACTAATACAAATAATTGCAGGATATGTAGTAGCTCTACTTGTTGGCTGATACCAAAACTCAATAGTCCACGTATTACCTAAAATATTTGATGAAGATACTGGAGAATACAAATAATCACCACTACCATCAAAATACATCGACGTAGTACCAAACTTAGCCTGTGTCGTGCTGACCTGTGCATTGCCTACTGTCTCTAAATCATTCTTAGCAGCAGCGTCATAGATGCCAGCGTTGGTGAAGTTGGTAAGAAATTTAGTATTTGTTACATTTGTAAGAGGAGCAGTTGGAATTGTTATTGTTGAAGATGTAGCGTTATAACCACCAGAACCTGTAATTAATCTACAGCTACTAATATATCCATTTAAAAGAAATTGATTGCTTGCGTATGCTCCAATTGAAGGTGGGTACGTTGTTGAACCAGCATTTACAGACGAAGTCCCAAGTGTTGCAATAGTGCTTACACGTGTACCATTTAAATAAGAAGAAAATGTACCGCCAGTTCTTACGTATGCAACATGACTCCATTGATTAATTGGCGCAGTTGGTGAAGTAACTGCGTATGATGTTGAACCTACATATAAATCTGATGTGGTAGCAGTATTTACATAAAAAACAAACGAACTTCCTGCTGCTGTTGCCGCATCTCCTTGCCCACCTACAACATTAGCTTTTGTGTTAGTTAAAGGGTAAACCCAAAGCTCAACAGTAAAATCAGAATTTGATAGAGGAATAGAATTATTAGGAAGGGTAATATAATCCCCCGTACCATCAAAATACCCACTACCACCTACTGACGTAGTGCTATATGCAGCAGT